ACATCCCCACCAGGAAATCGGTGCGCTCGGCCTGCGCCCGCGTGTAGTCCATCAGCGCAAGGCTCTCGGCCTTGACGATGACGCGCAGGCGCGCTTCTTTAGGATTCTTGATGAGTTTAACCGCCTCGGCGATAAGCTCGGGGTCTTCTTGCAGTTGCGCGGCGTTGCTCAGCCGGATAATCGTGTCGGGGTCGAACTTGGTGGCGATGATGTTCGCCTTAATCGACATCAAGTTGGTGGCGAACGTCGCAAAGTCCTCTTGCAGCTTTTGCACGCGCACAGACCCGAATTGCACCTTGTCTTTGGTCTGTTCGTTGCCCTCGTACTGGTTTTGCAGGCTGCCGCGCATGACATCGGACATGCCGGTGATGTTGTAGAGCAGTTCGATGGTTTCATCGCGCAGTTGGCGCAGTTGCAGCAGCGCCGCGACAATATCGCCGATAGGGAACCAATCAATGACCCCTTGCAGCCCGCCTTTTTCGCCGAACATGGCCCACTTGGCGACGGGGATAAGGTCGTTGTTCCTGCCCGCCTTCATCATCTGCTTAATTTCGGGCATGCCCGCGTCGTAAACGCCGACGACCTTAACCGCCTCGGTGATGACGGCTATCCGCGATTGCAGTTTGTCAATCTCGAAGTACAAGTCCTGCGTCATTGCAAAGTCAGGCGTGGGCTTGTACAGGCTCGTCGTGGCGTTCGCCATGAAAAACGGTGGTGCCGGGAAGAAACCTTGAATTTCTAGCGGGTCGGCGGTGTTTTTGAGTAGTTTTTCGGCGTCAAAGTTGAACTCGTAAACGTGCTTGGTTTCCTTGCACCAAATCTCCCAAATCTCAGCTTTCAGCCAATAATCGTCGTCTTCGCTCGGGTTGACCTCTTCCGAACGCTCATCAGTGACCATTTTGTGCTTTTTGTACTGAAGTGCGTTCGCCACTTTCTTGCCGTAGCGCTGTGTGGCCTCATCTTTGGTGATGTGGGTGCGAAAGCCCATCCAGCGCACTTCTGCCGGTGTTCGCGCCCAACTCCACAGCACATCGCGCCAGTGAAAGTAATCAGTGGGCACGCGTTCGTCAGTAATGCCCTCTTCTTCGGACTCTGCGACCAAAACCTCGCCGTTGATGTCCAAAACCTCGGCGGATACCTGCATTTCGGTGTCCACTTCGTAGCGCATCTTGACCACGCCCAGGCCGGGCACTAGCCGGTCTTCCAAGACCGCTCGCAGCACTGAATCGTACTGCGTCGCGTTGTCCGCCATGTCGTTGTTTAACAGCCGCTCCATTATCACTGACGCGACCCGGCCCACGTCATCTTTCGAGTCCTGATAGCGGCGGCTGACGTCCACTTGCGGCACGCGGCCGTACAACAGAGAGAACACGACCTGAATGTTGGAGTAAAACAGATTGAGCTTGAACCGTGCGCCGTTTTGAGTGTCGTCGGGGGTGGCCTGCGCAGAACGCTCGCCGATGTACCGGCGATGGATTTTGTCGGCCTGCTGGTGCCACTTTTGGAGCATGTTTTGCGAGCCTTTCAGCTCGTCTTGCCAATACGCCTGCTTGCCCTGGGGGGTGTCAGGATAGTCCTCTAGGGACTCAATGGTAGCGGTTGAATTACGTGCCATGATTATATCCTTGCGCGCTCAAACTCATACTTGTGCAGGTCTTCGCGGTCTTCAAACAGCTCATCGAGCGAGTACCCAGGAGGTGTTACTATCCGCGTCTCCCGCTGGTACGCGCGCTTTATCGGCAGCCGCGTTTGGGCCACTAGCGCGAGGTAGCGGAACGCGTCCGCGCCGTCGCTCGCCCAATCGTGCAGCGGTTCGGTCGAAAACACCTTTCTTATCTCGTCGTACTTGCGTTTATACGACCTTAACGACTCTATTCCCGCGTAACAAGCGCCCTGATTAAAGTGACAGTGTGGCAGAACCATGCGCGCGGCGTCGATACCCTGTTGTTTCTTCAGGTTTGGCGTGATGTCGACGGGGTACGGTTTTCTCGGGGTGCCGTCGTGCTTATTGGGCGGCTCCATGAATTGTTCGACGGTTGAGCGGCCCGTTTGCAGCGTTTTAGCTCTCGCGTCGTGCGGTAGCCAAATCTTCTCGTACTTGTAGGGCTTGTCGTCCAGCAAGTCGAAGTAGAATGCGAGCGGCTGGCCTGAATGCTCCTCATAGTCGATGATGGATATGCCGTCGGGCGCGTGCTGCCAGAACCACAGTGAGGTTGAGTCCTTGTAGCCCAGGTCGGCTGCGACGTGCACCGGCTGGCTGGGGTCGTATGCGGGGTGGTCGGGCTGTATCTGGTTCAGGTCTTCGAGCATGTTGATGGTGCTGGCGTAATACGTGCCCAGCACCGCGGCGGCGAAATCGCACTCAAACTCTTGGTTGTATTCTTCGTCGGTCTGCTGCTGCTGAATCTCTCGCAGCTCGGACTCGGGGATGATTCCTGACGTGCTCGCCTTCAGCGTGAGGCTGAACCAGTTGCCCTGCTCGTTCTTCTTTGAGCGCTCGTAGATGTCGTAAAAATGGTTTTTGCCTTTCGGCGTGCCGATGAACACCGCCCAGCCCTGCCGGTCGGCCAGGGTTGGCAGTATCACTTCACCCCACAGGGAGGGGCGGCAGTCACCGAACTCGTCAAGGATGACCCCATCGAAGTACGTGCCTCTTAAAGCGTCGGGGTTGTCCGCGCCGAACAATCTTACGGACGCGCCATTGATGAGCGTCACTTGCAGGTCTGACTCGCGGATGTCTGAAAAGCTGGTGACGAACGGCAGCGCCGCTTCTTTCAGATAGGTCCAGGCCGCTTGCTTGGCTTGGCTGTAGTACGGAGCAATGTACGCGTACCGCGCGTTCTGCTTGGTCGTGTACAGCGCTCTTAGTAGCAGCTCGTTTACACACGCCACGGTCTTACCGGCGCGGCGGTGCGCGACGATGCAGGCCCATCGACTGTCCCTGCGGTGAAACTCTAGGAATTGGTCCCGTGGGGCGTACCGCAGCTCTCTTATGGCGGCGGCTACGGTGTCTCTCCAATCAAGTTGTACAGGAGCATCGCCGTGTAGCGGGTGGGGGACTCGCCAGCGGTCTGCTCAAAGGTTTGATATGTGATTTGCTGCACGTAGATGATGCGGGGGTCGGTGGACGTTTGCAGCGCGTCAAGGAAGCTGTTTATCACACCTTCCAATAACGCTGCGCTGTTCTCGGCAAACACCTTCACTTGGGGTTGCACCACGTTCATGTTGAACCCCGGCATGCTCGGGTAGTGCAAGTCAGGCAATACGAAGAAGGGCATCAGCGTTCCTGGTGGTTGGTGTCGAGGCTTGTCTTTGGTAGCAGGTCTTGGTTAATCACGATGGTGACCTGTGGCGCTTGCAGCACTTGGTCGTTCGCGTAGCTGCCGTCGAGCTTGTTTAACTCTTTCAGCGCTGTGATGGATATGCCGGGGTCGCGCTGCTCGGAGTTAGCGGCGATGCGCCACAGCATGTTCTTCCTGACCGCGGTGTTTGGGCCGTCTATAAATGCGTTCACTTGGCGGAACAGACTGATTAGCTCTTGCACTTTGGGCGTGTTATGCACGAGCTTGCCAACTGTATCGGGGGTGTACTTCAGTTTCTCCGCGATCTCTTTGTTGGTGTGGCCCGCCACGTGTAACCGCGCGGCCTGCACTTGGCGTGGCTGTAGTTTGGCGCTGGTTACGTTTACGTGAGCGCGTAAACGCGATAGGTGCCTGAAGTAGCGGTCGTTGGCGGGGTCTTCGTGGTCGAGCAGCTCTTCAGGGCGCTCAAACTTGCTGATGCCCACTTCAGGCTCGTCAAACTCGTCCGCGTAGTCATCCAGATTTATAGGAGGGCGTGCCATGCCGAGACTTTAGCAGCTTTGCTTTTGGGGTGGTAGTTATCAAGTGGTATGACTCGGGTGTGGACTCGAAAATAGTTGTCCGCGCCCATTTTCTCGTTACGTTCCGTGCTGTTACGGCGCGAGGCGCGGTCCCCCGCGCCCAATAGGCGCAGTCAACTGCGCCCACGCGGTTTGGTGGTATCACTCAGATGTGTAGTTTGTAAGGGGCTGTACGGGGCAAAAATATTTTTTTTATTTTTAAAAATCGATTTCTGTGTGCTGGTTCTGTCACGTTTTACGTCACGCTCATCAGATTATCCAAGTAAATCAAGGGCTTGCGTGTGACGGACGGCCTGTCATACGGTTAAACACCGCGCCATAGCGTGGTTAAACACGCTTAACGTTGAGCGCGCCAGCTATGGCGCACGGGTTAAACGCTGAACGCTGAACGCTGAACGCTGAACGCTGAACGCTGAACGCTGAACGCTGGAAGGTTTAACGATTAAACCGCTGCTTGGTGTGGGGTGTGCGCGTGGTGGTGGTACTACGTGGTGCGCGTGTCGGTGTGCGGATGAGCGCCGCTCAGCCTGTTACGCGCTCACCAGGGCACCAGGGCACCAGGGCACCAGGGCACCAGGGCACCAGGGCACCAGGGCACCAGGGCACCAGGGCACCAGGGCACCAGGGCACCAGGGCA